GGGAAACCGATTCCCGTACGTGCAGAACCGATAGGTGAGTCTGGAGCAAAGCTCAGATGGATCACCGTCGGTCCTGCCTGGGAAAACCTATTATTACAGCCCTTAGGGCATGAATTAATAGGCCTATTGGAAAAGGATCCTTGCCTGAAATCTGGTTTCCAGAGATCATGGAAGGGATATGACTTTGCCAATGACCTCGCTGTCTCTGATTTAAAAGATCTTAAGAACTATTATATAGTTCAAGGAGACCTCGAGGTTGCTACCGATAATATGAACCATGAATATGTTTCATCAGCCCTTAAAGGGTTTCTTATCGGAGCAGACCGCTCTACACCGTTCATGAATCTTCTTGTTGATCTTTTATGTTCACCAAGAGAAGTGTGGAGAGGCGGATTCCCGCAATTTATTACTAAATCGGGAATCCTCATGGGGGATCCAGGGACAAAGCCCGCATTGGCCCTCATGGGAAAAGCAGCTCGCATGCTTGCCTATTATAGGTATTGCTATGAGAACATCAGTTTAACTGATCTTTTTAACCAACCCTACCCAAAACGGGTATGGGATGTCTATCGAGTTGCAGGTGATGACTTTATTGATATTGGACCAATAAACTACCTTAAGTTACTTAAGGAATGCCATCAGATTCTTGGACATCGAGTAGGAACATTTACTTACTCGAAAAGAGTTTCTCGCTATTGCGAGGAACCATTAATCTTTGTCGATAAAGATATAAGTCCAGGAAAACCACTTTGGAAAGTAGCTGATTATCAGTCTACAATCCATGTAGATTCTTTAAAGGTAAGAATCTTTTCTCCATGTGGAAAAGCATCTGCCGGGTCTAATGAAGACTTTAAAAATCCCGTTATCGGGAAGGGACAGGCGCTGGAGAGGAAACTACCCTGGTTACCAGGGGAATGGGCTCACCTAAAAGTGGCCTTCATCAAAAGATGGTGTTTCCGTATGAGGGATTACGTTGACTTAACAGAACCATATTGGTTCCTCCCTCAAAGTATGGGTGGAGTCGGATTACCCAATCCTTATGGATGGGAATACATTATTGCTGGTGTCTATAATAGATGTCCAGAATACTTCACCTGTACTGCTGCCCTCTTAGAGGGTAACGTACCTTTCTGGCTAAACAAGGTTTTCCAAGCCATGTCAGCCGGTGGCATATCCAGAGGTTCAGAACTTGACTTACGTCAAGCTGCTCATGAAGGATATGTCATGTCTGCAGAGATTGCTGGTTACCAGAAATCTCAGGAGCAGATTGCAGAAATCGCAGGACTAAATCCTGACGACTTTAAC